GCCCCTTTAATTACATTCCCTCTCACCCATTTACACGTTAAAGTGGCTCACCCTCACCAAATAATTGGTGAAAATGAGCCACAGCAATTTTAATTAAACGGTGTAAATGTAGGTATCTGAGTTGTTATGTTAAAAACAAATGTAGTAGGTGTATTTCCATTTTGCACTAAAATTCTTACTTCTTTATTATGCATCCAAAGGTAAGACAAACCCGTATCAGTATAAATAGGGAATTTCTGATCATTTGCCCAATAAATTCCACCATCAGGCAAATTAAATAACTCATAATAATTACCATTTCTTTTCAATCCATTAAAGTTGCCAGTTCCGCATATTGACACAACATCATTATTAACCGTGAAAACAACTTTCTTATTTTCATCTACAAACACTTTTTTTCTATAAGGTCTAGCGTCACCGTTAAACAACCAGTTACAGAACATTTTTGCAATATAATTATGTCCATTTTGATTAGGGTGTTTATTATCTTCTCCAACTAAGTTATCACCTAACGCCAGCCAGGCATTTCCATTTACAGTGTTATAGCAATCTTGCTCCATGAACCCGTCGTTTATACCAAGTAAAGTGTTTGAATCCATAACATCATAATTTAACGATGTTAAACCAACAACTTTAGCATTAGGGAATGTTGTTTTAGCCACATACAGTGTTTGACCCACAGCGGTTTTTTCATCTTCGTATTTCTGCACACCGTCATTCAGCCCACCCTGTAAGATAACCAGAGTAACTTCGTCAGGTTTATCAATAGCTGGCAAAATTAAATTTTGAATAGCTTCTTTAAACGTCACCTGTTCAGAAGTAGCTTTGTTGATAAATCCAGCACCACCATAAGCAAAAACCTCTAATTGTGGTATAACAATTAAATCTTTAACAAGTTGATACCATTTATATGACACACCGTCACCAGCCGTAAACGAATCACCAATAACAATAACTCTACTGTAATTTACAGAATATTCAAGTGACCGTCTATAAAATTCGCTTTGTTTACCAAAATCACCTCTAATGGTTACGTTAGCTTTTTCCGCTGGGTTTGCCATGCAATAATTTCCGTCAACACCTGTGTTATTATACCCGTAAATATCAAAGCTGTTTAACTCACCTAATCCAGCTAAATCTGTGCTAAAAGGCGTATTGTTCATAATACATTTTTCAACAACAACGTTTCTAGCATTATTTGAAAATCTGAACGCACCTTTCCAAGTTTTATACTGGTGTGTAGGGTCTGTATTTTGGTTATTGAAAACACACCCAATAAAAGTATTACCGTTAGCACCGACTTCTACATCATTAACACCAAATGATGCATAGAAAATGCTATTAGTAAATACACATCTAGGAGCAAGTGTAATTAACGGCGTATATGAGCCTTCAACGTGACAACTATCAACCGTAGTAAGACCAACGTCAGTAGCTAAATAAATGGACGACCTAGTTTTAATCTTACCATAGTTATTAAACATGTGACAGCCAATAATTTTAGCGTTTCCGCTTTCAATATGCAAATTATCATAAGTGTTATCACCAGCTCTTGAATTTGACGCAACTGTGGTATTTATCAACACGAAGTCAAATGTATTAACAGAATAGATACCGTGTTTACCGTTAAATTTAATACAGCAATTAGCTAAATACCATTCACTGGAATACATTAAATTCAGAGGTGGGTCATTATATGTTGTATTCTCCAACCAAACACCCTCATCTGGGTTGTTGCACACTGTCACATTATTAAGGTAATAATTGTTGCAGTACATACACAACCCACGCCCTGATATTCTACCAGTTTTAGTGTTTGAATTTAAGTCTGAAAGATAATTACCGTCAATAGTAAAATCCTTAAGATAAATATTTTTAACTGTCATATCATGTGCGTCTTTGCCTGTTAAATCATAAAAGTTTTCAGACACAAACATATCAAAGGCATTTAAATTTGCTTTAAATACAGTATTAGTACCATCTCCAAACATAAACGTATCAGATGGTAGTGTGATAGTTTTACTAATTAAATACACACCAGCTGGAAAATAAATTGATTTTCCCCTAGAACAATTAAGTGCTTTTTGAATGCTGTCTGAATCATCTGTAACACCATCACCAATTACACCAAATGTTTTAGCATTATTGAAGTTAAGCAACTTCGTGTTTTTGTTCTCAACTAGCACATTATAATCACTCGTTTTGTCTTTAAACTTTACATAATTAAAATATGTCCCATCAATAGGTGTATTATACGTTAACGGATTTTTTAGTTTAAGTATAAGATTATCGCCGTCAATAGTTTTATTTTTAACAGTTTCAGTTACATTGTTGTCAGATACATTTCTATCACCTGAGTATGTTTCAGTAGTAACACCTGTTACAATAGAACTAAGATTTCCGTCAACACTTTCATTAGCATTGCCGTCAACCGCTTTCGTGTAAGTGCCGCCAACGTGTTTAGAATAACTACCGCTCACCTCTTTAGCGGTATCTCCAGAGTAAAACTCTTTATTACTGATACCAAAGATTTCAACGTTATTCTGTAAACCGTTATCAACAACAGGGATAACAGCATTTTCCACAATAGCAGAAATTTTGTTATTGTTTCCGTTAATAACAATACACTGGTTACACGTTGCAAGGCTTTTCACATTAAAGAAACCACCATCAGTACCAATGTCCATAACAGAAACGCCGCCAACCGCAGATAACTGATTGAACACCACATTTTCACACTGAACATCAGCGTTTCCAGTAGTAAGTAAGCACTTTTCAACAGCGTTACCAAACACAACGTCACTAATCTGGAAATGTCCACCAGTTCCAGCATAGTTTACCAGTGTGTAGCCGTCTTTAATAATCAAGTTAGTGAACAGAACATTAGTTGCCATAATTGTAACAACATTTACGTCATTAACCTGAATACCGCTATTACCATCGAGCGTAAGATTAGCAATAGAGAAATCAGCAACAGTTCCACCAATAAGCGGTTTAGTAGCTCCACCCTTTAACACAATCTTAGCGCTATATCTGTCAAAACCAAACAGACTAACACCGTCTTTCATTGTAAGCGGCTGTGTAAGATAAGATCCATAAGGGAAGTACACAACTCCACCGTTAGCGCTTGCATAGTCAATACACCCTTGAATAGCTTCTGTATCATCAGCACTTCCGTCACCAACAGCAGGCTTGATTCCCTCTGGTGGATATTTTACATTTAAGATATAATCCGCAAGAATGTCTCTAACTACTTCACCGATTGCACCACTATTGATATATTCTTTAATCATTTCAGTGATGAAATCAGGAAGAATATTGTTGTTCTCAATTAACTGGTTTAACTGATAACAGAACTTATCAAGCTGTTCGCCATAAGATAAAGCGTCTGAATATACAGTTGGAAGAACCAGCCATCTTGCACAACAAGCAGGTTTTACATTGTTCCAATTAAAACTCATAATTAGTCTCCTTTCTTACCACAGCCCAAAAAACAAATCTTCCAATTCATTTATTACCATCATATCAATGTTAATAAATGTTGACCGATAATCATTTAATCTTTTGCTGAAGCTTTCTCCGCCATTAGAACCAATAATGTGTTCAAGATAATCCTCTGTGTTGCTTAAAGTTGTATTACTGAATCCCTCCATTTTTGAGTTAAAATCTGATTCAGTTGTACCGTCAACACTTCCACTTGAATCTATTGTGGAATTATTTGTGTTTTCTGTTGTCTGTGTTGTTGTGTCACTAGAAGCACCAGCAAATGTATTTGTAGCGCTATCAATAGTTGCATTAGTTAAGTATCTACCAGCTTGTAAATCTGTTATAGCACCCTGCGGTGTATCAGAATACATATTTGTACCATTACCATTAGCATTCTGATTTTGTGTACCGTTAGCTGTTCCGTTTGTGGTACCTTTATCACCACCAGTTTCCTCTACAGTTGAATCATTGTTCTGTGTGGTTTCTGTATTATTGTTACCGCTCCTATTTTCACCGTTTTCCGTGTCTTTAGTCCCTTTTCCCTCTATTTTTCTTTCTCTAGTTAAATCTACGTCATATAGTGGATTAAATTCAATAAGCTCACTTTTGTATAACTTATTATAGTACGGCATAATTTCATTTAACTTTGTAGAAAGTTTTAATTTCCACAGCCCAACTGTCTCTAACCCAATCTCTCTTGTATAATAATGACGTAATATTTTGGTTTCTAAGACGCTCCTATAACTTTCATCAAATATAGGAAAGTTAAAATCAAACACTTTTGGCAAGCAATTCTTTATCACTTGATCAACGTCAGCATAACCAACACTTTCAGTCAAACCAGCAAGGGTTTCACAAATATAACGCACTTCTGTTGTGTATTTACTCATTGTTATTACCCTCACTTTCTGTATCAGTTTCATTTACATACTTACCCATATCTTCATCAGTATAAGTTTGAACGTCAGCACGATATTCTACATCAATATTAAGTCCAAACATTTTGTTAATCTGTTTGCACGCCTGTTTACGCATTTCTAAACGCGTATAGCGTGAAGCTACAGTAGAACCCATGTTTCTACTAACTTCATCAGTAACCATGCGTTCTTTCTTAATCATTGATACATTACTGACACCTAAGTATGTCATAGCTTCATTCCAAATCTGTGTTTTGGTTTCATATACTTTGTCTGCTACATATGGCGCTCCTGTTGTAATAGCCTGAACTTTTTTCATGTCAATATCTTTTCCGCCAAATATAAACGGCTCATTTCCGTCATATTGTGCATAAAGATTCTTCATGGTCAATCTCTGGTTTTCATCACAAGTTATCATAACAGGTGTTTTCTGGGCTTTAATATTTACTACCATGGTTCTATCACATTCATACAGCTTGTACGCAAACAACTCTATATCCGATAAACAATTAGTATGCAACATATTGTTGAAAATGATAACAGAATTGCTTTCATCAAGTTTCATGTTATAGCCATTAGCCGCATATGCCGTTCTTATTTTAGGGATTCTGTAAACATCAAGATTTCCACCAATCATTGTTTGAAGTGCTAAATACTTGTCCATTACATCATCTTTAAAAAATACAGCCATCCCGTCACTGAATAAAGTTAATTCCAGAAATCTAGGATCAATGCTGTCTGGTAAACCACTCCATTCAAACATACTGATAGCCAATTCAGCTAGTCTGTTATAATAGTGTGTGTACGTCCTATTATTCATGTCAAATGAAGCCCATGGTGCACGTTTTCTTTTAGCCATATATTCACCCCTTTATATGTTATTATCTAAATCATAACTACCAATTTCAGCACCATTTTTCCAGAAAGTAATTCCGTTATTGTAGCATGATTTTATTTTTGCCAAATCATCTGCTGGAACATTACCAACGATATTAACTCCAATAGTTTTAATGTAATTCCAATGGGGTCTATTTGAAATGTTAGGTAATTTAACTCTATGAACTGGATAACCATAAACATTCCAGTATTCATCAATAATTCTAGCAAATTCCCCTCTTATATGCATATGGCAAAACGCAAAATCTTTTAACCCTAATGCTGTCATAGCTGAACTACCTTGTGAGTTTTGGGCTTGCATGGGTAATGTAGCGTGCTGTATCACACCAGCAACAACACCAGCAACTGCGGCAATACCAGCAACAGCGGCAATAGGTACACCACCAATAGCTAAGGCAGTACCACCAGCGGCAACAGTAGCACCAGCTTTAGCGACACCCCCAGCAATAGCCGCTCCACCACCAGCTAGTGATACTAATTGCGATACACCAGTTTGTGCAAGCCATGCTTTAAAGCTGTCGGTGTTATATGAACACTGAGGGAAACCGTCTAAAATCATTTTTTCATTATAATTTGCTGGTACACCTTTGTAGTTTTCTGGGTATAAAACTACTTGTGGATTGCATGACATATCACCAGCCAGACCAAATGTGCAATTATCAGGGTCGCTAAAATACTCATAGGGGAAAGGCACACCTACACCATTAAGGTTTGTCACATACATAAAATTGTATGGGTAAGTATACATTTTATTATTTTTAGGTGTATATCCGTCTATTTGACCTGTGACTTTTTTAGGCTTATTCACCTCAAATATTTGTACACTTTCTCCAATATTTGCTACCATGTTTTTAGGCATCATAAACACTGAAACAATACCAGACGCCTTGTTTGCATTAGTAGCGTCATTGATAAATTCATTTACATCAGAATAGTTGTTAAACACGTTGTAAAACAGCCCTGAATAAATTCCGCTGTACATACCTCCAGTGTTATTATCTAAATCTTTATTGAATGTAGCCGCCACGACAATGCTTTTTTGACCTAATAAATTAGTACCATCAAAGTCATCCATGATATACTCACCTAATTCCAGATCATCTGGAACTAAATTGTCACCAACATTGTCACTAGCTGAGTGTTCTCTTTCAACAAAGGATGGTCTAACAGTATAATCAAAATACCACGTTTGCATTACATCAATTTCAAAGCTGATATTTGACGCTTCATTGTTGACATATTCGACATTAGTGATGAAAGCGTAAAACCATTTATTTCCGAAAGCCGTATTCTGGAACATTATGTAATTACAATCGTATAAGTTATCTGCTAAAATACCAACACGCAAAATTCTTTCTTTTCTCTGGTATGTGTAATTAGCAACATTGTACTTAGCTAGCGATGAAAAATAAGCTGATTGTTCTGCTGAACCATTGAAATGAATTGTGTGTTGGTATGTGTTGTCAATATGTACATTTCTTAATATCTTTATTGTTGAATTAGGTGCAATATACATAATTAAATCCATCTCTCTTTCAAATGGAGTTATCCACATTTTACTGTGGATAACTCGTAAATTTTGGTGGACTAAGCGGTTGGCGTAGACACTTTAGCTGTTCCATTTTTGCCTGTATCATATGTGCTAGTGGCTGTTACCGTTACTTTTGTTGAAGCTGGTGTATTACTAGCCATAGTAACCTTGCCGCTGTTATCCACCGTAGCGTATTTGCTGTCTACACTCCATGTGACACTTTTAGGGGCAAAGTTTGTGGTTTCTACACTAGCTGTAAGCTGTACACTTTGTCCAGCCGATACCGTAGCACTTGCCGGATTGATTGTGACGGTTGTTACACCGGGCGTTCCCGGAATAAACAGTGCGTTGTTTGCGAATGGAGAAACGGAAAAAGTTTTCCACACATGATACCAGTAATTCCAGTATAATCCCTCACCATTGTACTGCTCTGTGAAGTTGTAAAAGTTGTCAAAAATCATAAACCAATCTCTGTCAACTAATACCGCAGGAATCTTGTCTAACGCTTCTAACTCGTCTGGACCGATTTCTTCATATGTCGGATCATTAGCAAAAAGCTCTGTTAGTCTAGCAGTATCTAACGAGCCAAAGCTATCCACCAGAACACGCCGCCCAGCAAATTCAGCCTTATCCATATTGAAAGCACTGGCCAGAACTTCCACATCCATGGTAGCATCAAAAGTGCTGTTAATAAGCATATACTGGTCTGTTTTAGTTGTGTAAGTAGCAACTCCAGCCAGATTGTACTGTGTGGATAAAAATGTGTACTTGTTTGAGATACCTTTGATTGCAGAAACAATACCTTTCATGTTTGCAGTTGTTACTTCGGGAATCTCAACTGGGTACATATGACCGTCCAAAATATGCCTTGCCAGCATATATTTCATAGTCTGGAACTCGTCATAGTTTGCACCTGTGTACATGGAATCTACAATCTTAGCAATTAGGTCGCTGATACCCTGCCAGCTAAGAAAAGCCTGTCTAAGCTGGTCATTACTGATTGTAGCCTTGTAATACTTCTGATAATTCATAATGTGAAATGCCGCTCTCACATCAGGAATTTCACGCTTGAATACGTTGCTTTCAGCAACAGCCGGATCAAACTGAAACGGTTTAGCGATATTTACAAAAATCTCTTCAACAGTTTCACCAAATTCCAGCAATCCTTTTTTAAAGAAAGCCCACGGATTATCATACATCTTAGATGTAATTAAAACACGCCCGATTCTGTTCACCAATGCACTAAGAAACTCGTTCTGTAATGCCGGATAATCCATAATGATAGCACCAATCTGTCTGATACTATCAGCGTCAGGCGTAGCTTTCGGAACATAATCCCGGTAATTCTGTGTAGCGTTGTTTCTGATAGCGTTAAGAATATCAACGCTTGAATTGGTTAATGTCACAACTTTAGGAATAGTTGCCATATTTATTTCCCCTCTCTTTCTGTGAACAATTCGTCAAAAGAACGGATTTCACCATCATCTTTAATCTGTTCTTCCTGTTCGTTTTTAATTTCTTCACCTGTTTTTCCGGAAAACCTTTCAATGTATTTTCTACGCCAGCTTGCGTCCATTTCATCATATTTAGCTTTCCAGTCAGTTTTGTCTGCTACCTTAGTTTCATAATCTGTAATTGTATCGGTAATATCTTCCATCAATGCGATAGCTTCATCTGATGTGTTATCACCAATCATCTGTTTAACAGACGATAAAATAGAATCCCTGTCTTTAACAGCCATCATTTCACCTCCTTCCACTTAGATGTGTCAAATAATTCAGACAGTCTGATACTTAATGGGTGGTTTGGTGATAACATAACCACACCATTATTTACCATGACAGTGAATCCGCTTTCATGCTGATAAATTCCATCTTTAAATGGCATTTTATAACCTCCTTTTTAAGTAAAACCATATAGGCATTTTTGAACTCCATTCTCCACCGTTTTGCGGTGGATTATCTGGCGGTACATATGAATTTGTGTACCATTCATACCAGTATCTAGCATTACTCTGTCTAGCTGGTTGATTTCTGTCTGCTGGTCTTTCAAAATTGTTAAGAAAAGCGTATGCAAGATATTCTGGGTCTTTTGTGCTTATCTTAAATTCGTCAAATGTCTCTGGATAATCGGTAGTGGGTATCCACTGTCCAGACGGCACTGTTTGATTAACAAGCCAATTAAGTTGTCCATAACCATCATCATGTTCATAACCATTAGCGTCAGCCCAATCGGTGTAATTTGTAGATGGTGTCCATTGGAATAAGCCAAAACCTAATTGTGGGTTTGGTGTTAAGTTTTGCCATATGCCGGGATTGATAGAACTTTCACCTAGCGTGTAAAGTCCACCAGCATTACCTAATATACCGCAAATACTTTCAACAGTGAACCCATTACTAAGTAGATTATTGAAAACGATTGTCGCGTTGTTCTGCATTTCCCCAATAGTCAGCCACCTGTTACCTTTTATCCACTCATTAACTGCACCATTTTCCCACCGCCATAATTCAAGCCAATTTCCCCTACTGTCATTGGCATTGATAGAAACCTGTTCCGCTAATGGCACTTTTGATGTGTGCGCTCCCATGGTTCTAGTTTCATCAAAAGCCATTTCAGTGTGTCTTGTTCTTATAAGAATGTCACCTGGTTTCCACGGTTCGTCTGGGCTGTGCTTTACAAAACCTAATACACGCAAACAAGCGGCTTCTGTGCCAGTCCAAAACGGATATGAACTACCGCCATTTGCAGACTTTACATCAAAACTACCAGCTACTAAAGCATACCATATAAATGATGAACAATCATAATATGTAATGCCGTTTACGGTTTGCTGATTTCTGTATTGCTGTGAATATCCCACATTATCAGCGGCACAAGTTTCTACTGCCCAGTTATAGGCGTTTTGAATTGAAGACATATCATTCACCATACTTTTCAATAATAGGTAACAACTCATTTACGCATTTCTGAATCGTATTGTAGTTGTAACCGCTGTCAGTAAGTTTCTTTTTTCTTTCTTCACCATTACCGAACACACCAGCAATTACTAAAAGTGATACGGAAACAGTTTGTGGTAAGTTAATTGCTGTAACGTCCATTTTAATCCCCCTTTTCAAGTTTATCGGACAATTTAGTGAGGGCTATTGTGTTGTTATTTAATGCCTCACTTAATTTGTCCATCTCTGCCTTATGCTGTTCGTCAGATTTTACCATTCTCCAGAACAAAGCACCGCACATTACAATAGGAAAACCTAAGCTACCAACAAGCTGAATAATAGTGTTAGCGTCCATGATGTGAACTCCTTTCTTTTTTAATATTATATCATTTTGCTTGCAAAAAGTCAATATTTATGTTATAATTTAATAAGAAAGGATGTGTTTTTTTTGAAGGGTGCATATTATGACGGTACTAAGATACTTAGTATGTTAGATATAAATGGTAACAAACCTGAGTTATATTTAATTACAAGTAATAGGTCTGGTGGAAAAACAACCTATTTTGGGAGGCTGTGTGTAAATAGATTCAAAGAAAAAGGTGAAAAATTTGCACTCATATATAGATACAATTATGAGCTTGATGATTGTGCAGAAAAATTTTTTAAAGACTTGTCAACATTATTTTTTAATGGTAGTATAATGACAAGCAAAAGAAAGGCTTCTGGTATATTCCATGAGTTGTTCTTAGATGATGAACCATGTGGATACGCTATTTCATTAAATAGTGCAGACCAGTTAAAGAAATATTCTCACCTGTTTAGTGATGTAGAGCGAATGATATTTGATGAATTTCAAAGTGAAACGAATCACTATTGTTCTGATGAAATAAGAAAGTTTATTTCGGTTCATACAAGTGTTGCTAGGGGTCAGGGAAAACAGAGTAGATATGTCCCTGTTTTTATGTTAAGTAATCCTGTGTCAATTATAAACCCATACTTTGTTGAATTAGGTATAAGCGAAAGGTTAAAAGATGATACAAAATTTTTACGCGGTGATGGTTTTATTTTGGAACAAGGTTTTATTGAAACTGCAAGCAGAGCACAAAAAGATAGTGGTTTCAATAAGGCATTTTCTAAAAACAGCTATGTCGCTTATAGTAGCGAGTGCGTTTATCTTAATGATAACAAAGCTTTTATTGAAAAACCGAAAGGTGTTGGTAGATATTTATGCACAATTAAATACAAGGGAGTTGAGTACGGTGTGCGTGAATTTGCTGATTCAGGTGTTATTTACATTGATGATAGAAGTGATAATACTTTTAGGCTTAAAATAACAGTAACTACTGATGATCATGAAATTAACTATGTTATGTTAAAAAGAAATGACGCTTTCCTTGCTACACTTAGATTTTATTTTGAGAAAGGGTGTTTTAGATTTAAAGATTTAAGATGTAAAGAAGCATTGTTGAAAAGTTTAAGTTATTAAGGTATCTGCTTTTGCTATATTCAATGTGACATTGTGGAACGCACAGGTGAAAGATACTGCCACAATTCATATCGGTAGCGTACCGCATTGAATACCCAAAAGTTACAGATATAAAAAGAAAGGGGGGCGTTAAGCCCTCTTTCTGTTATCTCATTTTGTATGGCGTTTCTACTAACAATATTCCACCCCTTATTCTTTTTGGTCTTAATTTCCCGGGAACACTCAATCCTATTGTGAAGTCCTCTAGTTTTCTTTTATGGCTTAAAAATTCTTTTTCTTCTTCTGTGTAATCTGTATCATTTTCATCTGGTATAAACCCACACATAGATAACTCAAACAAATTTTTACACTTTTTTGGCATACCAGCACATTTTATGTTGTAATATGGTTTATCAATATCTTGCAAATCTTCTTGTACAACGTGTTCTATATATGTTTTTTGTCTAGTGAAAATAGCTACATCCCAACAGCTTTCTGGTTTCCAGCAACAAAAGTTTTTATCGTGTATTTTCACTCCTGATACTGTGATCCATGGTATATCACAATGTATGCTATCTGTGTCAGCATATATAAAACCGGGTTTATCCTTGCCATGATAATTCTTTTGAGCCGCTCTTATTGTGAAATTTCTTGCATAACTTGTTATGGCTGAACCCACCGGAATATACCCAGGCTTTTTACCATTTTCCATGCAAGCCATGAATCCTAACGATTTATCGTCTTTTATATATGCCACTTTAAATGAACTGTCTGTACTACTTGCCATTTTTCCGTATAAATTATTTAGAAAAAGTTTTGCTAACTCTCTTAACGCACCCTTGTTATTCATTTTCATAGTTTTGTACTTTTCCATGTAAGAATCAAATAAACCTATTTCAGCATAAAACCAACAACCATCTAGTATTTCAAAATCAACTAATTCATAATGTTCCTTTAGTAACTGAAGATCAGTCATTGTTAATACTAATTCAACTCTTGTGTCCTTAATATTTCCGTCAAAACCTATGTAAAATGGTGAATATAAACCTGTTTCTTTGTTGTATACATCAGTTGTTTCTAAGCACTCTGTACCTTTGTATAAATGTGATGATTTAATTTGTATGAAAGGCAACATATTTTTTTTGATGTAAAACCTTGTCTTTACTCTAACAAAATAATATCTGTGTGGTTTTAATGCTTCATCTGGAATTATATTGCCTTGCCACATATGTGGTATTCCTACTGGGTAATAATTTCCGCTTTCACTTGACATCATTGACGGATAAAGTGAATTTACATCAAATGTACACCCATTTTTATATATTGTGTTCTCTTTTCCCTTTACTAAGTAGCACCATCCGCCCCTGTATGATTTTCTTATATATTCACCTGCGTTGTCATACCCATGCTTTAACTTGTCTATACTAATATCGTATAGATTTGGAAAAAACATTTCATAATCTTCTTTACCAACAGACTTCTTATATTCATTTAAACAGCATGAACCTATTGTTAAATCTGTGTGCCCTTCATTGAACATTATTTCAAGAGCTTCTTTTACTACTAGAACGTCATTGGCTATGTATTCCTTTTCTTTTTCAGTTATTTCACATCCTGCGAACCTAAAACCTGTGTATTCCATATCTAGTTTTTTGTGTTTTGTTCCGAAACTCTCACCTATTCTTTTTACGCTAAAAGGCAATAACTTTAAACTGTCTCTTATCTCAATAAAACGACCTCCAACTTTTATTACTATGGTGTACCATTGACCTCTATCCGATACACTGTATTTGAATGTATTATTTGTCATTTCCTTTTCTTGTAACCATCTTATTTTGAACGGATTTTCGGCGTCTAAAGATTCGCTGGCTTGCTTGAAACCTAAGTCAACCATTAAATATGAGAGCCAAAACGCCCCATCAAATTTTAGGTTGTGGTAGTAAACAACTATATTTTCCTTTAGTGATTTAAAATATTCAAATTGTTCTCCAATAGAATGAAATATTTTTACATCCTCTGTGAACAATTCAACACTTGCACTAGCCCATACTTCTGTGTTTACCTGTCCCTTGTATACTGTGGTTTCAAAATCCCCCATGAAATACCTGTATTTTTTGGTTTTCATTTAGTCTGGCATTTCCCAATCTTCTTCATATTCAAGGGCATCCATTATGTCCATTTTATTACCGGTAGACGCTCCCGGCAAAAAGTCCATAATTTCTGTTAGCCTGTCCAAAAGCAAATCTTCACGATAAGCAATAGAATAGTCAATGCCTAAACCCTGTGAAGCAGCGTTTTCTAGCATTTCAGCAACATCTTCTTTTGAATAATCTCTAAGTAATCTGTCAAGCCATTCAGTTATAATAGGATACGCTATTTCAGGAAACCGCGTCATTTCAGCTCTAAAATTGCTTATAATAATGTCTGCCATATCTGGAAAATCGTTGTAGTTATATTCATAATCTTCACTTTCTCCCCTGTCGGCGTTATATCTTTTTTCTTTTTTAGCTTTTCTTGTTTTTGCTGCTTTTTTAGCAGATTCACTTTTTTCTTGTTCTCTTGCTAATTCACCTGGAATCAGTTCACCTGTTTCAAAGTCTAGTTTTTCAGATTTCGCGTAAATTTCTTTTGCGGTTATTTTCTTTAATCTTTCAACAGATTTTGTTGTTACCCTTTTAGGTTGTTTTGGCAGTATATTTTCTGGTACTATGTATCCGCGTTTTTCGGCTCTCCTTATCGCCTGTTTTAACCGCTTTACTTGTTTTTTGTATTCTATTTGTAGTTGTGTAGATTTTTTAGCCATAGTTTACGCCTTTCTAAAAAGAAGGAAGCCCCTGCCCACCTTGATAGTGGGGGGGCTTACTGTTTAGCAAATTGTGCACGTAAGAAACTGTTTTCCTTTGTAGTTGTTGCTTTCTCTCTTGTATACCGCAATAGACCAAGGTTCGTTTTCTTCATACATTTCATCCCAAATTTCTTTAAAAGATGAGAAGAACGGCTGTGATCCAGTTATATACCTCTGCCCTTCCTTGTCGATAATGATGTACTTTTCATAATCAACGTTGTCGGACTTATCGTTGTGAACAGATGCCACAACGTAACCCTCTACATCAATAAGTAAACGAGGGGATTCCGGTGTTACGGCTGAGTCAAGCTGAATTGCATCGTCAAAATTCTTAAATGCGATACGCTCTCTCGCTGTGAGTTCCTTACTTGAATCAATAATTTTTACGTCATATCCTGTCATTGTTTATTCTCCTTTATGGTTTAATTTTTTACTGATTTTCCTGTTCCTCTTTTTTACCTCTAGGTGGTAAAACCTCTGCCAACTCGATAAACTTCTGTTCTGTCATGCCGTAGAGGGTTTCGACTTCCTCAGTGGCTACAACATGAACAGCTTTTTCAGTATCAGAATTGACAACTTTTTCCACTGCTTTCATCAGAGACTTACTGTCCTTAAATGTGCCCGACAGTGTAACGTCTTTGTTGAATGGTTCTGCTGTCTCAATGTTGAGACAAAGAACATTTACCTTTGTTGCTACGATAGTTCTTGTTACCATTGGTACTCTTGCCATAATTTTTTCTCCTTTCATGGCTGTTAATATTTTTTAGTTTCCTAGTGCTATTGCACTAATGCTAGGGTAAGGAATTGAACCCTACCTACACCTATCTAGCATATGTCTATCTGTTATAACTAATGACACAACGGAGAGTATATTTTCATGAACAAGTTGTTCCATATGCTCAAAGCTATATGCGTACGGCGAATTTACCTCAACCATTAACACGTTGTCCCTATTTGCGTATGTGTATCTATTAGCGACATGTGTTTTATCCCATTCACCGGTATAAATAAGCTGTTCAAACATTCCTTTTAACAAAATTTACACCACCTTGTTAATTTGTTTGGGCGGGTGGCAAGCCCGCCCTCTGTACTATGGCTAACGTATCTGTTTCTTAACTACAATTATATTATAGTGAAGAAATATGAATAAATTATGGACAAATTGTAAATATTATTTAAAGAATTTTTCTTTTATATGTTGTGTGTAAAAATACATTATTTCCCTATATATGTGCTCACTGGATAAGCCGTTAGATATTTCAAACTGGGTGTATTTTTGTGTGTATCTAAAAATATCCCCGTTGTTTATAATGTCACATATTATTGTTGCACCTGTAGCATGACATTCAATCTTTCCTCGTACAGATCTTGACAGTTTTGATTTTACGTTTTTCGCTATTATATTTAACATTATTTTTCTCCTTTATTTTTTTATTAGTGTGTTACCGCTTATCTTGGAGGTAACACTTTTGCGTATTTCAAGAAATCTTGTTCTGTCATACCGTATAAAGTTTCTTCTTCTTTTATGTTTTTGATTGCAACAGCTTTCCACATTTCTCCACACTCATTTTCTAGCATTATTTGTGCGTTATTAAGCATAGTTTTTTCGTCTTTCACCATGTTTTGAGTGAGCACAAAAGTTTTTGTGCCTGTTTCTGCTGTATCAATGTTGATAACTAAAACGTCTACCATTGTTGTAATTACTGTTCTTGTAACCATTCTTTCTCTTGCCATAACTATTTCTCCTTTTATTTAATTATAATCTAGCACAGGTGTGCTGAATGGTAGTGGCGGAGTTGAACCGCCCTTCCCGGTCTACCTATTTAACCATAATAAGTATGAATTATCTTTAGTTTCTATACGCATTACGTCCTCACCGTCTTTAGTTTCTAACCAACTGGCTGTGAAACCAAATGAATTTGCGTTTCCTACACCAAAAGCTGTGCTATTTTCGCCTTTGCAATATAGCTCCCAGCACCGATTGAAAGCGCGTTCCTTTGCGTCTGACCATTTTTCATATAAGTTGTGCAAACTACTCCAGCAACATTTGTTGCCCATATCGAATAACTGTTTTCCTCTTGCTGTGCTTAACTTGTATTCTCTCATTTTTGTTTCTCCTTTTCTTTTTTATTTTTTAAAGGGTGCGCTGGGACTTGAACCCAGCTGTGTGCCGCTCACCCTATAAGAGCTTTTCAATCTCTTTTGCTACGGACATGTAAAATTCGTGTTCTTCTGTTCTGTCATCTCTTAAGGCTGGTTCGTCTGCCCATGGGTCATCATAGTTTTCCCACTTGTCCTTTTCGATAATTGCCTGATAAGCCTGTCCTAACAGTTCCGCTCTTTTTGATACTTTTTCAAATTTTGTCATTTTCTTTACTTCCTTTCTTTGTTTGTACCTTTATTATATCATGGTTTGTTAAGTTTGTCAAGAACTATTTAAACTTATTTTTTAATTTCTTTTGTTCTGTTTTGTTCTCTCCCTTAACTCTGTATATAGTATAGCATATGTACTAGGATATGTCAATAGTTTTCACCAAAATATTTTTTGTTATTTTTTTAACAAAGTGCGAACCTGGGCGGCGGCTAGGGGGAAATGGGTGAGGGGCGTTCAAGTTAAAGGGG